AAATGTTCACCCCTGTTATGACCCGGCTCAACGAGATCGTCGGCGGTCCGGTTATGGAATGGATCTCCGCGAACAAAGGCGTCGTGAAGACCATCGGCGCGATTATCGCGGCGGTCGCGGGGATCAACCTCGTCGGCGCGGCGTTCGCTGGCGTGGCGTTCGCCATCCTGACAACCGGGCTGAGCCTGATCCCTGTATGGAAGACGCTCAAGATGATCGGCGGCGTGTTCCCGCTGATCGCTCGCGGCTTCGCGATGATTGGCGCGGTGGCGGCGGCTAACCCCGTCGGCGCTACCATCGCCGCGATCGCTGTCGGCGCGCTGTTGATCTATAAATACTGGGGCCCGCTCTCGTCCTTCGTCTCGACGCTCTGGAACGGGATTACGGCGACGGTATCCAACGCCGCCGTCGCGATCAGCTCGACGGTCTCGACCGGCTTCGCGCAAGTCGGCGCGGCGTTCCAAGCGGCATGGGAACCGATCCGTTCTTACTTCCGCGCGCTCTGGGACGACATGATGGGGGTCGTCTCGCGCGCGGTCGATTGGATCTCGAGCAAAATTTCCGGAATGGGCGCGGCGTTCTCGTCCTTCGGCAGTTCGTTTTCGTTCGGCGGCGGCGGTTCGAAGACGCCCGCCTCTTCGCCTTCGGTTAATCGGACGCCACCTCCGGTTCCCCAGATGGCGACTGGCGGACGCTTGGCCTCGTCGCCGAACACCTACCACCAGACCTTCAACATCAAACAAGAGCCCGGGCAGTCGTCGGACGAACTCGCGAAGAAGATCGTCGCGCGCATGAAGTCGCAAGACCAAGCCGAGAAGCGCGGGCGCATGTTCGACCCTGTTATTGCGGGAGCCTACTAATGGGAGTGTTTGACGGATTAGGCGACGTTTCCTCGTCGCTCCCCACGACCGTTCTCACCGGCGGCGCTAACCCTGTCGCGGTGGTCACGGGTTTTGTCCCCCAGATGATCCTCGGGAGCTTCATGTTCTCGATCAACTCCGCCGCTTATCAGGAATGGCGACGGAGCAACCTCTACCGATGGCAGTCGCAAGACGTGATCGGCGAACACGAGGTGCTCCAATATTGCGGGCCCGGGTCCGAGACAATCATCCTCCCGGGCGTGATCTATCCCATGTGGCGCGGCGGCACGGGGCAACTCGAAAAGATCCGCGCGCTTGCGGCGATCGGTCAACCTCAAATGCTGATCACGGCGACCGGCGGCGTGCTCGGTCAATTCGTCATCGAGCAGATCGAGGAAACCCACACGACGTTCGCGGCGTTCGGGATCCCTCGAAAGATCGAGTTCAACATCACCCTGCGGAACTACAGCGCGGGCGTCGGCTTCGCCGGCCTCGTGTCCGCGATCACGAGCCTCTTCTGATGGGCGAAACATATCTGACAAAGGACGGCGACGTTCTCGACTGGGTTCTCTGGAAATACTACGGCACGGTTGAGGGGCGCATTGTCGAGCGCGTGCTCGAAGCGAACCCGGGGCTCGCGGATTACGGCGCGGTAATGCCTGGAGGCGTGCGTATCTTCCTTCCTGACTTCAAGGCTCCGATTTCCCAGACCGAAGGCACGCGACTATGGGACTAAGCGCGGTCGGCGTCGCGCCTCAGTTCGTCATCAAGGCGAACGGCTCGGATATCACGGACAAGATCAACCGCCGGCTGATTTCGCTCCGCTACTCGGACGCGGCGGGCTTCGACTCGGACGCGCTGGAATTCACGATCTCGGACGGGATCGATGCTTCGCCCGTGCAACTTCCCGAGACCGGCGCGCAACTGGAGCTCTCCCTCGGCTACGACTCGCGCGTCGTGAAGATGGGGAAATTTATCGTCGACGAAGTGACGTGCGAAGGATGGCCTGAGACGATCACCGTCCGGGCGCGCTCCGCGACCTTCGACAAGAAGAACGGCGACGGGAAGCAACTCCAGACGCAAAAAAACAAGAAGTGGACGAAGGGGACCTTCGGGAAGATGGTCGAGACCATCGCGAAGGACAACGGGCTCACCGGCTCGGTCTCGCAGTCGCTCTCCTCGATCGACGTCCCGGGAACGCACCAAATCGACGAGTCGGATCTTCACTTCCTGATCCGGATCGCGCGCCGCTACGACGCGATCATTAAGGTCGCAGACGGTCGGCTGATGGCGGTCAAGAAGTCCGAGAACAAAACCATGTCCGGGGGCTCGCTCTCGCTCTCGATCTCCCCGAGCGACAAGATCACCAGCTACAGGTTCACGCGAGCCAAGCGCGAGGAGTCGGGATCCGTCCGGGCCTACTGGCACGAACACAAGAAGGCCAAGCGCCACGCCGTCACGGTTGGCTCTGGAGACCCCGAGACGAGCCTCAAGGGCGTCTACACCGACAAGGACGCGGCGGAAGCGGCGGCGAAGTCTGACCTCGCCCGCCGTGGCAGGCAAAAGGAGACCCTCTCGATCACGCTCCCGGGGCGTCCCGAGATCGTCGCCGAGGCACAGCTCACCGTCTCCGGGTTCCGTTCCGGGATCGACGGCGCGTGGAACATCACCTCGGTCGAACACGAGATCGGGTCGAGCGGCTACGCGTGCACCCTAGAAGCCGAGCGGACGAACGCGGGGGCCTTTTCTGGAAGCGCGAGCGCCACAGATAAGATCGAAGGCGAGGACGACCACGCCGATGAAGCAAACGACGATGGGAGCGGGTCGCAATGATTCGGGATGATGGGTTTTCCTTAGTGCACCCAATGGTGCACCCGGGCCTTTTTTCGGGCCTTCGTGTTTTTGGTCACAAGTGTTTGATTTTTAAGTGGCGCGCCCGAAAGGATTCGAACCTCTGACCCCCAGATTCGTAGTCGGCTTTTTCTGTATAATCCCCCGTCACTCGGGTTCACGCTCAATCACTAAACCTCAGAAAATACGCGCAATTCGTGATTGTGCGTGATTCGGCGCGTCCCGGGTGCTATTGCAGATGGTGCACCCAATAGTGCACCCAAAACCCGGGGCTGAAGATGCTGACCGACACCGAAATTAAGCGGGCGATCCGCGCCGCAACGAAGGACACAACCCTCAACGATGGAGCCCACGGAAGGGGAACCGGGAGCCTCCGTTTGAGGATCCGACCCGGGTCGAGCGGGACGACCGCGACGTGGGTCGCGTGGTGGAAGCAAGGGGGCAAGCGGGCGACCAAACCGCTCGGGAAATACCCGGCCATGAGCTTGTCCGATGCGCGGGCACTCTTCGTGGCGGAAGTCGCCCCCGTGGTCCGAGCCGGCAAGAACCCGCGCGTCAAGACGGTCGCCGAAGGCAAGCCGACGGTCGGGCGCATGTTCGAGGCCTACGTCGAGAGCATGAAGGCCAAGGGGCGCGTCTCCGCCGGCGAGGTAGAACGGGCGCTCCTCAAGGCGGAGAACAACGCCGCCGACGCTCTGGGACGTCACCGTATATGCGCGGACATTGAACCCGGCGACGTGGTGGACTTCGTGTCCGGCTTTTACCGGCGCGGAGCCCGGGGGCAAGCGGACAAGTCCCGGTCCTATATCTCCTCGGCGTTTAATTGGGCCCTCAAGGCGGCGCACGACTACACCGTCGAGATCCGGCAGGACTGGGGGATCAAGATCAACCCGGCGGCGGCAATCCCGAGGGACCACAACGCGGTCACCCAGCGAGACCGGAACCTGTCGACCGACGAGCTCCGCGTGCTCTGGCACGCCGCAACCCCGGGCCTAAACGGGTTCACGCTTGAAACCTCGACTGCTGTCCGGATGCTGATCGGGACCGGGCAACGTGTCCAAGAGGTCCTGCGCGTCGACGGGTCCGAGATCGACCTCCGCACAATGACGTGGAACATGCCCGCCGAAAAGACGAAGGGCAGGAAGCGCCCGCACGCGATCCCGCTCCCGAAGCAAGTCGCCGACGCTCTCAAGACCCTAAAGCAGACGAATGGATCCGGGGCCCTGTTCCCCGGGGCTGTCGACGGGCGCATGGATCACCGCTCGATCATGCAGGCAATCGACCGATGGATCGCGCAAGAAGACGTGCACGCGGAGAAGTTCCAGACGCGAGACCTTCGCCGCACGTGGAAGTCTCGCGCCGGCGAGCTCGGGATCTCCAAAGAAATGCGCGACCTGATCCAGCAACACGCGAAGAACGACACGGGGTCGAAAAACTACGACCGCGCGGATTATCTCCCGCAAATGCGCGAAGCAATGAAAGTGTGGGAGCGTTATTTGATGCAAATAGTTCAAACAGACGCGAAACCGGGCGTATAATCGCCCGCTATGGCTAAATACTCCGAAGGCACTTACCTGATCGCGCTGTTCGATAAATACGGCACGAAGATAGAAACCCGCATGGCGGAACACCAACAACTGATCGGCGCGCAAAAGGAAGCGTCCGCGATGCTGAGTGAAGTGATCGCGAGCTTCGCGATTATGCGCGTGCTCACGAACTCGATCGACCGAAAGTCGGACCCGGGGTCGCTCTGAAGATGATCGCTCTACTCGTCGCGGTTTTACCGCTCGCTCTCGTCTGTTGGTTTGCTTACCGTTTCGATATCGCCGTCTCAGCT